GAGCCGTCATCACGTGTCCCGCTGGCCGGGCCTGTATCGCGTGCCTGCGCCGCCGAAGCGGTTGGTATGCGGTTGTCAAGGAGCCGCTGGCTGTAAGGCCGCCGGGCCGCCCCCCGTGAGGGGCTGTGTCAAGCATATCAGCACGTAAGCAAGCTGACAAGGACGGTATAGGACGATGGCAGGACGCGGGGCAGCATAGGGGCGGATAAAAGTTGCATAGATGATCTATCTTGCACTATATCTCGCTATCTCGCACTTTATCGCCGTTTTTCGAGGAGGTGGAGAAAAAATTTGAAGCGCACAAAGGCGCAGCTGATCGATGAGATCGCGGAGCTCAAGCGGATGCTCCAAGAGGCCCAGGAGATAGCGCCCCAGGCGGGACATATAGAGGTAGAGACAGCGGAGAGAGAGCCAGGCGCAGCAGGGGGAGCGCAGGACCAGGCAGGAGAGGGAGAGACAAGGGAGACAGGGCAGGGCGGAGCAGCTGGGGAGAGCACGGGAGGGGCTTTGGCAGCAGCAGGTAGCGAGACAAGGGAGGCGGTGGCGGAGAGCGGGGATGGCGTAGCAGAGCTTTTGGCAGTGAGTGAGGAGGACGCGGAGGAGGAGAGAGGGGACCAGGCAGCAGTTGAGGTAGGGAGAGAGGAGGAGGGAGCTTTGGCGGCACGTGGGAGCGAGTCGAGAGAGGCGGCAGCGGAACGGGCTTTTGCGGCTTTGTCCGACCCTAAAAAAGAGCGGCTCCTACGGCACTACGTAAACAGCGGCGGCCAGGTCACCAAGGCGGCGCGGTTGGCGGGCGTCGCGTCACGCACCCACTATCACTGGATGGCCAACGATCCCCTATATGCAGCGGCTTTCGAGGCGGCCAAGCTCCGCACCCTGGACATCATCGAGGCGGAGATCATTCGGCGCGGCGTCAAGGGGTATAAGGAGCCGATCATTTACCAGGGGCAGGTCACCGGCTATGTCAGGCGCTATTCGGATAATTTGTTGATGTTCCTCGCCAAGCGTCGCGATCCTCTCTACCGCGACAACCCGCAGTTAGCGTTGGGGCTCAAGGCCGCCGGCGACATCAAGATCAGCCTGTCGATCCCCCGGCCAGATGAGCCCGCGGCCATCGACGCGGAGGCCCGGGAGGTCCCGGATCGTGCTACGCAGCCTGTGGATAACACCCCGGCAAGGTGACATAAGATAGCGCGGCCAGGAGAGAGGGCCGAAGATGCCCAGAATAGCAGGCTTTTCAGGGACCCCCTTGTTAACAAAATATACATTATAGGAAGTTGGCTGACATATGATGGATAAGGGGGGCGATCGGGTGCTACCCGACAAGGAGCCAGGCCGGCCCCTGAACACGGCGGACCGGCAGAGGATCAGGGAGCTGCAGCGGCTGATCGACCGGGTGCGGCCGCCGGGGATCGCGGCCCGGCTGGGGCGGTGGATCCGGTTCAGGTTCGGGCGAGAGTAGGCCCCCTCACCCGGGCGGGAAAATGTAGGCCCCCACCGGGCGGGGATGGAGCCCCCACGGGCGGGGCGGGGCGCAGAGGGGGGGGGTGGGGGTGTCCGGGCCGGGGGGTAATTTTATATACCGTCCCCTCCCCACTTGTCCCCCATAAGACCCCAAACTCATGTCATTATCTGGGAGGTTGCCATACACGCTGTCAACGTTGACCCGATGGTGAACAAGCACGTTATTCGCCTGGTAGAGTCCCTTCTCGCCGATGCAAAGAGCGGGGAGCTAAGGTCGAGATAGGCTATTGCGGGCTCAAGGGCCATGCGGACAAGTTTCGTATGATCGGGTATCTGCTATCTGATGCCGCCACCCAGGTTGCCGAGAATATGAGTCACAAGGAGTTTTAGTTTATGGATCTCGTTTCCCGTGAACTGGAACGAATGAAACACCGCCGAACGCGTCATCATCGCCAGCGGATCATCGAGAAGCGCAAACGTATCATCCTTGACTGCTGGGAAGGCGAAATGTTCACTTCTCCAGGAAAATTAGCAAAATGGAATTTGTCCTGTAATTGCTGGATGTGCAAGGGTGAGAAGAAGATGGGTATCGAGAAGATGAAATATAGGGAGGCTGACTATTATCGGAGCGGCTAATTTTTTTTCGGCATAAAAGAAGGAAATTTTAAGGGAGGCGACATGATGAAGTTTACTATCGAGGCGGAGATGAAGGAGCGTTGGGTGCCGCATTTTCTCTCCATGCTGAAGTATATGGAACAGTTGGGCAGCTTGGGTGGAAGCCGGCTGGTGTCTTTCTACGCCGATGGGGACGGAGACTTTAGGCCGAAGTTTAGTTTCGGCATTGACTTCGAGCGCGTTCCCCCGAGCAAGGAAGAAGATGGAGACAGGATCTATGACGCGGGGTGATTGAGTGTCCAAACGCACGGTAGATGTCCCCTATGTCCCCAACAAGAGACAGTATGACTTCCATGCCTGTGGCGCCGATGAGGTTGTGTACGGCGGAGCCCGAGGCGGAGGAAAGTCAACAGCGCTAATTATGGAGGCCATGGCCTACGGTTTAGAAAATGCCGGGGCGACGATGTATCTCTTCCGCGAAACCTACAAGGACTTGGAAGAGGTCCTGATCAAGGAGTGGAAAAAGCGTGTTCCCCGTGAGTTATATTCATACCACGGCACCGACAGGGTCGTGACTCTTTTAAACGGCACGCAAATTTACTTCCGGTTTGTCCGGACAAAAAGCGACGCCGAGAGTTACAATGGCCGTTCGATGGACTGGCTGGGGATAGACGAATTAACCCACCACGATGAAGAAACATTGCAGATACTCTTATCCTGCGTCAGAAGCGCGGAAGGCTTCCCGACGCGGTTCAGGGGAACGTGCAACCCCGGCGGGATCGGGCATAAATTCGTCAAGGATCGCTATGTCGATCCCACGAAGAAGGGGAAGAAACATTACACCGACCCCGTCACGGGGAATACGATAGCCTTCATTCCGGCGACGGTTTACGACAATACGGCTTTGATGGAGTTCGACCCTGCATATGCCCGGCGGTTGGAGAATTTACCCCCAAAGAGAAGGGCGGCGTGGTTACATGGAGACTGGGACTCGTACGATGGACAGGCTTTCGAGGAGTTCGATCCCGATATTCACGTCGTAAAGCCCTTTGACATTCCCGAGCATTGGTATAGATGGATGGGCGTCGATAACGGCTATACCGATCCCTTTGCATTTTACTGGGGAGCCGTGGACGAACGGGGGATCGTTTACATCTATAGAGAATTTACGCGGGACTATGGCGATCCGAAATTAACTTACAGTCAACAAGCCGAAAGAGTTATAAAGCTGATGAAGCACCAGAAGATGGAGGATGGGCGGGTTTACGAATACACCGAACCTACGGGGCCGGTTTATTGCGGCCACGACGCCTTTGCTTCCCACCCATTGGCTCAGGGAAAGACTATCGCCTGGTATTACCTACAGGGAGGTTTAAAGGCCCTTCAGCCCGTTGTCCCCGACAGGAAAATGAGAAAGGCAACGTGGCACGAGTATTTGAAACCCATTGAACTTCCCTCTCCCGATTTTTATACGGGAAGGGCAAAGATCGCCAAGGTGCAAATATTTGACACTTGCGAGAGGCTAATTGAAACCCTGCCGATGCAGATGGAGGACGAAAGGGATGTTGAGAAGGTGGCGGAGTCAAACATTAACCACTGGTACGACGGGGCAGGATATTTGCTTGTCTCTTACCACGTGCACAGATCGGGACGAATTGAGCCCCCGAAGAAGGAGTTACCCTTTGAACTTAGAACCCCCGAACCCGAGCGGGACGCGGTGCAAGAATACTTATGGAGTTGATGATATGCGGATCAAGGGCGGTTACGGTAAAAACGTGATAGAGCACAACATCGTTGAATACGTTAACGGCGGATATTCCGAAGAAGAGGCCCGGCAAATTGCGCTGAAAATTGCCCGGAAATTTTTCGTCAAGAGGAACCCCGACAAGGAATTGCCGGGTTATCTGGAGGGATAAGTATGCCTCTCACAAAAGGTTATTCCCAGAGCGTCATCGCGAAGAATATTGAAGAAATGGTGAAGGCCGGGCGGCCCCAGAAGCAGGCTATCGCGGCGGCATATGACACGGCACGGAAAGAGTTCAAGAAGAGAAACCCCGGAAAGTCTTTACCGAAACACTTAAGGGGGAGATAGTGTGGAGATAGCTTTAATTTTAATAGGCTTTATCCTTTGTGCACTGGCGGCTTTCGCCGGTGCTTTTTTCGGCGTGAGGACCCTTGATAAGCCTTTGCAAATTCCCATCTA